ATTTGATTGCCCACGTTGCGATGTCAGATGTAATGACAGGACGGTTAGCATCGACGCCGACTGCTGCGGTGCCTGCAAGAATTAGTGCGTTTTGATTTGCACGTCCCCACGTTTCATCTTTACGTGATCGACGACGCGATGACTCTTCGAACTCATCGAATCTAGTGTAGGTGTCCATGTCTTCAAACACGATCTCGGTAAACCGATCATGAGGCTCGTGTGCAATAAGATCGCGTGCATGTTTTTTGAGCGCTGATGGAAATATTTTTTTGCGTCGTGTGTTGCGTGCTGGGAAGTAGTCACCAGTATCCATGAGAATAAATCGATTGATGAAGCCTGTTTCACGTGCAGTGCCTGTGATGGCTTCCATGAGTGCGTCGGGTTGCGCTGTCGCGAGGAGAGTGAGGAAAGGATGATCGAGAGCGGGAATTGATTGTCGGCGACCGGGCGTGCCGGGAACGAATTTGTTTGCTGCACCGTAGAGTGAGATGACGTGCGTGAGAATCGCAAAATCTTGTCCGCTACTATTCCTTACGTTTGCCATGTAGCGTGCAGCTTCATCCCATAGCCAACATGCCATCCCTTCGTCACCTAAAATATCGAGCATCGCATAATAAGATTGAAAGCCACGAAAGGCGACATCATCGAGACCTATTTGGTGAGTGAACTCTGTGACTGAAGCGAGCGCAGAATCTTTTCCCCCACCTGTGCCTGCGGTCACCAATAAATATGGCTGCAATGGAGTGTCCCAGTGTTGCACCAGATAGTGATTGCAGCTCGCTAATGCAGTGCACATGATGCCGGAAGCGAGAGCGAAAATAGGTTGGTCAAGGTACTGTGCTCCACGTGCCCATTTTGCGCATTCGCCGACCAGTCCGGGTACTTCGAGCAGCTGCTCATCGAACGTTATCTTTTTATTGCTCTCTTCTGTCGGCGCATCCTCGATAATTGGCCGCGTGACAATCTGCCCTTCATGCATTCCGCTTTGCGTCCACCTGCGCAATGCAGAGATGACTGGCATCGACATCCAATCCTGCAGCGTCGTGAATCCTTTTGTGCGATCACCAGCCTCGTGCTTTTCGAGAGTGTTGACCACCGCATTCATCCGGTCATCTATCTCGTCTTCTTCCTCTTGGATGACGGTGAGTATTGCGCCCATCACGCGCTTCACTTTTTTAGCAGGCCACCGCTGGTGACACAGTGCGCCCGTGCACGCATGGACAAAGTCGTGCCGGGATCCAGCTTCAGGGTAGTAGTGAAGAAAAACGGCAGCGACGGCAATTTCATCGCAGTATCGTTCGAGGTCCAGCTTGGTTAGGGAGACAAACTCGGCATCGCTGTCGCTGTCGGTGGAATAGAAGCCGCCTTCAGGATGACGTGACGGTGGGATGACTGATTGGGATCCTGTGGAGCGAATTTCGACGATGGTGCCCAGTTCGGCCACCTGCCATTTTTTAGTCTTCGCACCCGCGACGCGATAAATATAGTGTGAGAATTCCTTGTCTGTGCGTCCGTAGATGAACGTCTCTGGGAGCAACTGTTCGGCTATCCAGATGGCTTCGTCCATGTCCAGATCGACGTCGGTAGCGTGCGCAGAGGGTTCGCCCCAAAGCGCGCCGATATTGTCACCGGGCTTGAATGCGCCGTTTTTGAGATCTTCCTCGACAAGCCTGATGTGAGGCCAGTTCTTGGCTTTCGGCCTTTTGGACCTCCTCTGCAGCGGAACTGTGTAGACATCTTTCTCTAGCCAATAGAGAGCGGTTTGCGTCGCGTCCCAACCTGCTTTATCCTGTGCCATCTCGCCTCTGCTTGTTGTCGATGTGAGAATTGGAGGGAGGGCTGCTCTCTGTTGGGATTAGCCCTCTTCTCTTTTTCATCTGATGAGTGTTTATTGTCTGCGGGCCGACCACCTTAGCAGAACAACCGGAGCACTGGAAATGGTCCTGATTTCTGCAGACTCATGCCGAGTCTGAACCCAAATTGTACCGAATGCGGATTACACGCTAACGCGAAGACAGTCTGCATGGCTGGCGATAGGCCTCGAAAAAACGTCAAAGTCATGGTGATCGGGGAAGCTCCCGGAGCGAACGAAGACAAACGTGGCGTGCCATTCATCGGAGAGTCCGGTAAAATTCTGCGCAACGAGCTGTATAAGGTCGGCCTCCTCGACCACACCTACATCACCAATCTCGTCAAATGCCGTCCACCGAATAACCGAACACCGACCGCAGCAGAAATCAAAGCCTGCCGTCACTATCTCGACGAAGAAATTGCGCAGCTAGCTCCTGCTTTTGTCATCACCGCTGGAGTTCCCGCGACCAAGACGCTTTTCCGTGGCAAGGCGCAGATCAACAAGTTCCACGGAGAAATCATAGAGAATCCCAAAGTCAGTTACATCGGCATGCCCATCGTCCATCCGGCGTATACGCTTCGCGATCCGTCGAAGCTCCCCGGTTTGCAGGATGACATTGCTCGGATTGCTCGCCTCGTAGAGGGCGGCTTGCGCGATGATACAGTCGAGTGGACGGTCGTCCGGAAAGGAAACCTCGACACCTTTATAAGAGAGTTTGAGGAGGCATCCGAATTCGCATTCGACACGGAGACGTCTGGGCTCTTCCCATTCGCAAAAGATGGGTACATCACTGCAGTTGCTATAGCCCTCGAACATAGGACGTGGGTGATTCCGGGGAGGATGCATCCAGAGTACCAGCGATTTTCGCATTCCCCGTTTGCGCACGGTGATGCTCTTCGGAAACTGATGCAGCTGCTTTTTTTTCTTGCTCATCGTGATCGAAAAAAAGCTTACGCCCAGAACGGTAAGTTCGACAATAAGTGGATGCGATGCATGTTCGGTGGGTCATTTAGACTCAGTTTTGACGTCATGCTCGCACACCATATGTTGGACGAAAATCTCGCGCACGATCTGACCAGCCTGTGCCGCACCTACCTCGATGAGCCCGAGTATGACATCTCGCTGGCAGAGAAGCAGGGCAAGTCCGAGAAGCCCGTGCGCAACTACAAATACTGTGCGCAAGACGCGACGTACACATTCCGCCTTGCGAAATTGTTCATGAAGATGCTGCGCGCTGAGCCGGAGCTGCACCGTGTCTTCTGGAAGATCACGATGCCCGGTGCGCGTGCAATGGAACAAGCGGAAATGCAAGGCCTGACCATCAACGAGGAAGGCCGCAAAGAAGTCGGGCTCGACCTGCTGTCCCAAATGATCACGCGTCGTGAAGAGCTGAACGACATGACAGAGGGTGGGGTGAATTGGAACAGCCCAGCGCAGATCGGAAAACTCCTATACGAGGATCTGGGATATCAGTGCAAAATTTTTACGAAGAAAGGCGCGAACAGCACATCCGAGGAAGCATTGCTCAGCATCGCAAAAAAACCCGTCGTCAAGAAGCTGCTCGCCTATCGCGGCGCATCTAAGATGTTTAACACGTACATTAAGGGGTGGCAGAAATATCGTGTCGAAGACAAATATTATTTCGACTACAAATTGCATGGCACGGTCACTGGACGTTACAGTTCACCGCTGCATCCGATCCCACGTGACGGGCAAATTCGCAACCTCATCACTGCGCCCAAGGGGTGGACATTTTGTGCGTTGGATCTTGCAACGGCAGAGATGCGTATTGCCGCACACCTGTCCAAAGATCCAGAGATGCGTCGATGTTTTGTGGAGGGGATCGACATTCACTGGCGCACGATGATCGAAAACTTAGGCATCAGTCAGGAAAGCGAATGGACTGAGCGCGTGTTTGCGACTGCAGAGAAGCTCACCGGCAGAGCACACTCTTATAGTAAGTCGCTCGAAGTTATGATGGAGGCAGGACCGAAAAAATGCATCGCAGTCGATCCGAAATGGTACGAAGGCCGAACGCGTGCGAAGGCAATTAATTTCGGTTTCATCTTCGGCATGTACCCGAAGAAATTTATTCAGCAGGCAACACTCGACTACGGCTGGACGCCGACGATGACCGAGGCAAAGAATGCGCGCAAAGCGTATTTTCGTCTCTACTCTCGACTGGCAGGATGGCACACGCGCACGAAGCGACTGGCAAAGACCGATGGGTTTATTCGCTGCCTGACGGGTCGTAAGAGACGACTTCCCGGCATTCAGGCCAGAGACAAATACGTCCGCATGGAGAACGAACGTCAGGCAGTGAATAGTCCTGTACAAGGTCTTATTGGCGACTGGAAAGCCATGGTGCTCATCGAGATCAGCGAGACCTTCTCACGCTCGAAGTGCAGAGTTGTGGGTGAGCACCATGATGCCGTGTTGACCATCGTGCGCAACGATGCAATCGACGAATGCGTACCTGCGATGCTGGACATCGCTGCCAAGCCCAAGCTTCTCGAAACATTTAAAATTAATCTCAGCGTACCGATGGAAGGCGAAGCTGAGCTTGGTCCGTGGGGTAAAGGAGTGAAGTACGATGTCGCAGCTTGAAGAAAATCCTAGCGTAATTTTACGTCGCTTTGCTGACAACTTGATCGACAGGATGGAGGAGTTACAAGAAGACAGCATTGCGCGTGAACTCTGCCTTGCAGTCGAGGTGGTAGTGCAAGCTGCAGCTGATACAGCCAACCAAATGGAAATACTGGAGGAGCGAAATGAGTCTGCTTGAAGATTCACTATCAGAACAAAAAGACCTGATGAACAGGGGCTATTCCGAACAACAAATTCAGTGCGCTGCGCTGATGCTGATCGCAAAACACCTGAAGCCGCAGATATTCCTCAGCGACCAGTCTGGTGAAAGGGAGCCAATCGATGGAGACGATTAGTTTCACAGAAGTGAACTCCTATCGCCGCTGTCCGAAGGCGTGGGATTACAGATACAAGCAGCGGCTGAAACGCAAGCGCAAACACATCCGTCTGCTTCGCGGTGAGATCCTGCACGAGATGCTCAACGCGTACGTCAACCGCAAGATCCATGGTCTGAAATACGAAGGCAATGATCCATGGGACGTGCTCGAAACTTACGCCGAGGAGTACAGCAGCTACTTCGAAGAAGAGAAGGAAATGCACGGTGACATCATCGGCGACTGCGGTAAGATTTTCGAGGGCTACCTGCGCAAGTACCGTAAGGACCCGCTGAAATACGAAGAGACAGAGCTGAAGATCGAGCTGGACCTGAGCACGCTGGGTGCCGGTGCCATCAACGTCACATTCATCGGCTTCATCGACAAAATTGCACGGGATCCACAGAAGCGACGCTGGCTGATGGACCACAAATTCGTCAAGTCCATCCCGACTGCGGATGATCGCTTCAGTGAGCTGCAGCTCTTACTCTACGTCTGGGCGTACGGCATGCAGAACCCGAAGAAGGCGCTCGATGGCGTCTGCTGGGACTACGGCAAGGCCAAGGCACCCACTGAGCCCGAAGTGCTCAAGAGCGGCGCTCTGAGCCAGCGGAAGAACCTCGACTGTGACCCTTACACCTACCGTAACGCGATCCGTAAAAATGGGTTGGTTGAGCAGGACTATAGCGATATGCTGTCGCTCCTTCAGGGCAAGGAGGACACGTTTTTCGAGCGTGTGTTCCTGCCGACACCCAACACCAACATGATCATCGAGGTGGTCAATGACTTTCTGCAAACGACAGCTGAGATTCAGGTCAAGCGTGACGAAGGTCGGTGCGCACGCAGCATGTCGCCATTCAACTGTGTAACGTGCGAGTTCCGTCCACTCTGCGAAGCCGAGGTACGCGGTCTCGACGCCGACTTCGTACGGAAGTCCGAGTACGTGTCGCGAGGAGAAAAATATGGTAGCTAGACCGAAGAAGTCGAAGCCGAAATTGAAGGTCACAAAGAAAAAAGTTCTGGGACGCAAGGTAATAAAAAAAGCCGCTGCTCCTACGACGTCTATCCTCGACAAGATCACACCCGTCGGTGAGCTGCAGACCAACCTTGTCATGCTCGTGTACGGTCGCTCAGGCACCGGCAAAACGCATTTCGGTTCGACGTTCCCGCGACCATGCCTGTTCATCGACACCAACGAGCGTGGCACCGACACCATCGCAATGGAAGAACAGATCGACGTCGTGCGCATCACCGATTGGGCTGAAGCGGACGAGCTGCTTTGGGAACTGAAAGACGGCTTAAACTACGAGACCGTTGTCATCGATCAGGTCACCAATCTGCAAGACCTTGGGATGTACGAAGTGCTGCGCAAGCAACGCAAGGGACGCGACGAAACATTCAGCCAGCGTAACTGGGGACAGCTCTCCGGCATGCTCAAACAATTCATTACTGACTTCCGCGATCTGGCGGACCAGTACAACCTTCTCATGATTGCGCACGAGCGCATCGATGAACCGGGCGATGAGGAAGACGAACACATCGAACCGAACATCGGTGCACGCGTGATGCCGTCAGTCGGCACTTTCCTCGATGGCGCAGTTGATTCCATCGGCTGCACGTTCATTAAAGAGCGGTGGGAAACGGAAGACCGAGAGGAAGTGCGACACGTGGACTACTGCATGCGGATCGGCCCACACGCATTTTATTCAACCAAGATCCGCAGACCAGTGTCCGCTGGTCCAATCCCGGAGCTGATCGTCAACCCGACGTACCAGAAGATCAAGGATTTGACCTCGGGCAAAAAACCAACACGTAAGAAACTTAGGAGAAAATCGTAATGGCGACACGTAAAAAGCGGCCTGCTAAAAAGGCTGGCAAGAAAAAGACGTCACGCGGGCGTCGGGGCAAAAACGTCATATCAGTTGATTTCACAGACGTAGAGTCTGGAGGTGGTCAGCCCACACCAGACGGTTACTACGTTGGTGAAGTCATGAAAGCTGAGCAGGAGGTCAGTCAGAACGGCAACGACATGATCGTCGTGCGCTGGAAGACGAACACTGGATCAATTGTGTTTGACCGTTTTGTTTTGGTTCCACAGTCACTCTGGGTGCTGCGTACGGCACTTGAGTCCATGGGCTACGACATACCGGACGGTCCCTTCGACTTTGACGTTGACGATCTGGTCGGCTGCACATGCGGACTGGAAATCACCAACGAGGAGTACGAAGAGAAAGACCAGCCTCGTGTAACTGGCTACATGCCTGCTGAGGTCGCCGAAGAGGAGATCGAAAAAGCAGGTGGCTACGTGGAGCCTGCTGAAGAACAGGAGGAGGAAGAAGAAGAGGAGCCTGAAGAAGAAGAGGAAGAGCCAGAAGAAGAAGAAGAGGAAGAGGCACCTCCCGCTCGCAAAAAGGCTTCGAAGAAAAAGAAAGCCGCCAAGAAAAAACCTGCACGTAGAAAAGCAGGTGGTGCATTGCGACCGGGTGCTCGCGTCACATTCGAGGACGAAGAGGGCGAAGAGTATCAGGGCGTGATCGAGGGCATCGAAGACGACATCGCAATCGTCGTTGACGATGAAGAAGGTGAATGGGAGATTCCGGTCGGTGAGCTGAAGAAGGCGTGATCCGGACTGAACTTCGTTCATACCAAAAAGAGGCTGTCGCTGCGGCACTGCCGCACGATGGCTTCGCCCTTTTCCCAGAGCAACGCACAGGGAAGTGCCTTGTCTCTCTCGCGATTGTTGATGAGCGCAAGCCCGATGTGTGCATCATCATCTGTCCGAAAAAAGCAGTCCTGACATGGGACACGGAGATCGACAAGCATCTCGATAACGACTGGGATTGCGAGTTCTACATCATCACGTATCAGGAGCCGGTCAAGAATCTCGGCCTGCGCAAGGAGTGGTACAAGGAAACGACGAAATGGCAAAAAGACGGCGTGAGCATCATGGTCATCGCCGACGAAGCACACATGATCAAAAAGCCGGGAACCGCGCAGTCCCGGTTCGCACGAACAATTGCAAAACGTGCACAGTGGAAATTGGCGTTAACAGGCACGCCAGCCGACAAGGGCTTTGAACAGTACTGGGCAATTTTTGACTTTATTGGTCACAAAGAAATTTTTGGCACTTACGAAAGTTTCAAGGAGCGGTACTGCATTTATGAAATTCGCAAACGCAGAGATAAGCGAGAATATCCTGTCCTCATCGGATACCAGCATGAAGACGAACTACTCGAAATCATGCATGAGTACATCTATCGAATTACGTTCAACCAAGCGCGTGTCGCCATGGGGAAATCCCCAGTGCGCATCCGCAGGCGCAAGCTGCGTTTCAAGCTTGAGCGTAAAGCGCGTGCGATCTACACGGACTTAGAAACAGACATGGAAACCATCATAGGCGAGTTAACGGTGGGTGCTCCGCTACCGGTCACACTGCCGCAAAAGTTGCAGCAGGTCTGTGGTGGTTTCCTCCTACATCAGGAGCGCATTCCGGGACAGCGAAAACGCAAGCGAATTGTGATCCCGTGCGGCACGGAAAAGCTCGATAAACTCATGGAGCTGCTTTCGGGTTTTGGGCAAGAAAAGGCTGTTATCTGTTGTCGCTTCACGCACGAGATAGAAGCCATTTCGGCCCTCTTCGACGAATTCAACTGGACCTACAAAATCATCTCTGGGAAGCACGAATGGGATGACAAGTTTGACGTCGATTACGTCATTTTGCAGGTTAAGAGCGGTTTGGGCTTCGACCTGTCTGCAGCGAATGCGTACGTTTTTTACAGTTGGGACCACAGTTGGATAACGTTCGATCAGTCGCGTTTTCGCATCATGAACATGGAGACCACTGACTGGGTGTACTACTACTTCCTGATGGCCGAAGACACTATAGAGGATGAGTTTTATGAAGCGGTTGCGAAGAAGAAAGAATTCTCGACGCTCGTGCTCGACCGGTACCGGCAAAAGAAAATACAAAAGCGTCGAGGCTCAACTTGGCGAGGTGCGCGCAGAATTCGCAAAACCCGTCACCTCCTCGCAGATGCGCCTTATAGGTGAATCGGTGAAATAGTGTGCGATATTTTTGCGGGAATACGGTTTTATGAAGGAATCTACTTTATGGGAGTGGCTCCGGGATGTTGCGCTCCCGCTGGGGCATTACTCCAGAATCGAATCCCCAGACACTGCGCCGGGGTTTCCTGACGTATTTTTTTGCGTGGGACAAAGTCCACGGAGGACAGCTGGACCACCAGTCCCCGGCAAGGCTGGCGTAGGCACCATCGAATTGAAAGCGACCGACCGCAGCATGCGTGTGCCCTTTCCAGACGAGGAGAAGGGACTGCACAAGTCACAGCTGCGGTGGATACGAGACGACGTTAGTGCAGGTGGAGTTGTCTGGATCATTGCAGAAACTCCGGGCATCATTTACATTATCCACGGCAAGGATGCCGCGAAGTTTAACGGGGCAAGTCACGAGGATCTGCTTGAGATGTCGTGGGAGACGTTGAGCAGGAAAGATCCTAAACAAGCTGCGTCCATACTGGATACAGCACTTAGAGTGTCGGACAATTACCGGCTTTACGCAGAGTACTACTGAGGAGAATAACAATGTCATTCGGAGATGAAAATACACAAGAAGTAGCAGCAGCAGGACGCACACTCATGGACGCACGTCCGCCGAGTGTCACCGAGAAGCTGACGCAAGAGAAGAAAGAACTGGAGCTGCGCTTGGAAGCAGTCACGACGCTGCTCGATAGCCTAAACGAGTCTCCGGGTGTCAGAGACATTCTCGACAAGCTGTCCGTGCTAGGGCATCGAGTGTACTGATGCGCACCTGCACCTACCTCAACAAACATCACGTCGAGTGCTGCACCGAATGCGGCAACGGCATCGACCTCTGCCAGTGCGTCGAGCCTGATGAGAAGGCAGAGGAGCGGCTTACAAGTCCGGACGGGTTGGTCATTAAGATGATCCGTGACGAACTGACGGCAGCACGCGAGGCCTTTCCCGGCAAGACGCACATGCTTTGTGCACTGGTTGAAGAGGTAGGTGAACTTGCGCAAGCAATGATGCAGCACGACCGCAGTGAAGGGACCAGCGTGACTGAAGTCCTGCGTGAAGCAGTTCAAGTAGCGTGCATGGCTGTGCGCGTTGCCGTCGAAGGTGACGACAACTTCCTGTACGAGTTCCCCATCATTGAGGACGAGCTGCCACGTGGACCAGTCGGAGGACAATACTAATGAGATGGGATCGCGAACGTGTCGTGGGTATCCTCGACAAAATGCTCGACAACGCTCGACGCAAAGGCATCTATCAGATGGAAGAATGCACCGACGAACTAGAGAAATTGGTCGGTGACGTACGAGCAGAAGCAGTAGCACAAACATGGACAGAGGCGTGCTCTCAATATGATCGGGGAATGGATCCCCGCAGGTACACCGTGCCTCAACTGGTGGAAAAGTTGAAGGCCGATCTCAATCCGGAGAGAGATAAATGACCAAGGAAAAAGGCAACGACGACGAAGAGAAGACCACCTCCAAGATCATAGCGACTGGTGAGGGCTCCGGCGAAGATGATGCTCCAGAGCTGGGCATCTCCGTCGGGGTAGAGAACGGCAACGTAATTATTGTGTTCACTCAACGGCTTACGACAGTTGGCATGCCTCCAGATGCTGCCGACAAGATGGGTGACGCACTCAAAAAGCACGCTGCCGACGCTCGTAAAATGGTGAACTGATCCCTTTACACGTAAGCGGAAGTGTGTATACTAAGGAGCTAATTAATACTGGAGATAGAACGCATGACAATCCAAGCCCACAGCGACAGCATCGGTGCGCAGATGGCAATGATGCGCAAGCGCGGCTGGAAAAAGTGTCAGAACCCGGACTGCGGCAAGCGGTTCGAGGGTCTCACGATCACCACATACTGCTCGGACGAGTGTCGGTTCCGTGCAGCGTACCTGCGACGCAAGAAGGATGAATAACAATGTTTTTAAAACAGCACCGTAAGGCAGAGTTGCAGCTCGAAGGTCGCAAGCTCATCGGTAAGTTCAGCGTGAGCCTGACCAATTCAGGCGACCGCGAAGTGATCGTCGAGTTCATCAACGAGATGCGCAAGCAGCTCCGTGACTTTGATCCCGATAAGAAAAGAACGGGAGCCAAGAGGCGCACCAAGAAGCGGACTAAACGGAAGGTGATCAAGAGACGAAGGTGATCATGATCGATCTGGAGGGGACGCTGAGTGATCACAGCGGTCGCTTAGCAACCCTTCTAGCGAACGAAGAAAAGTATAAGAAACGTGATCGCACTGCGTGGAAAACTTATTACGCAGGGCTCATCGACGATCCGCCACGCCCGCACATCATGTCACTCGTGCGCGAGTACATCGAAGAAGACATCCGTCCACTCATCTACAGCACACGCTTCATCAATAAGTACAAACACGAAGAGGCATGGCTGAAGCTGCACGGGCTATGGGATCAGGTCGATCTTCTGCAGCGTGAACCTCACATGACCAAGATCAAAGGACCTGATCTGGTGGTACAGTGGGTGCGTCAACACGACCCCTTGTTCATCGTCGATGACAGAGACGAGGTTCGCGAACTGGTAACTGCGCTGCCATTAAACTGTGTAGCGTACGCACCGAATGCATTCCTCAATTTGGAGGGAGATTAATGGACATTCACTGTGCAGACGGTTGGCTCTTCCACGAATGGAAGGACAACAAGTGCGACCGATGCGGTGTTACCTACCGGGGAACGCTGACCGACGTGACATGGGGGGACGACCCGTCCCTCTTTGGAGTGCCCGTGCCAGACCTCCTTGCTGATCCTGCATCCCAACGCGGTTCTGTGGTGCGCCCCCTGCTCCGGCTGGTCCGGGGACGCCGCGCCTAGGACGATTCATCATCCGAGACTGCTGCAGATAGCCACGCATATTAGGAGCTATTTGTGGTCCACCGGGGCGTCCCGGTCCACCTGCATCAGGTGGCATGCCACGCGGCACCGGAATCCCTCGCGGATTAAATCCACCACCCGGCGGCATGCCCGGATTGGGGAATGCTCTTGGCGGACTCGGCGGCACCATGCGTCTCGGTCCTTTACCCGGCGGCATTGGGAAGCCTCCACCGGGGGGCATTCCTCGTGGTGGCATTCCTCGTCGCGGCATGCCCCGACCACCACCCGGCATTGCTCTGGGCGGAGGTGCACCTCGCCATGGTTGCGGAGGCATTGATCTCGGGTCACCTCCACCACCAGCTTGACCTTGTAGCTGCTGCATCAGCTGCGCCAGTCCTCCACCACCACCTTGCGGAGGCATCGCACGCGGATCAATACGCGGAGGCACGCCACCCATGCGAGGCTTCATGCCACCTCTCATCTGCGGAGGCACACCACCTCTCGGAGGACGACCGAAGTTTGCCTGCGCAAGTCCACCGAACTGATAACCGGGCGCGTCGATGTAGCCACCGTGCGCTTCTTCCATCCCTTCACCTTGCGACTCAAGGTATCTTTCGCTCTTGCTTTTGATGTCTTCACCTGCACCGGTCAGTCGTGCCCACCAACTCAACGTCTCCTCTTCCTCCGGAGCTTCAGCTACCGGCGGAGGTGGGTCAACATGGTGCAACCGTTCCCAGTAGTTGTACTGAGCTTTGTTCTTGTCGTAATCGAACGGGTTCGCTGGTGATTCAGCGTGTCCGGGACGAGCTGCGCCCCCTTCCTGATAACGTCTCACGTCTCCTCCTCCTGCGTAGCCACCCGGTGGCACCGCTAATGATTGTGCAACACGCGCTCTGTGCGCAAGTAATGCTGCTGAAAATTCAGTGTCTCTTCCTTCACGTCGAGGTGGTGGCGTGAAATCCACGGGAGGCAAGCCCCCACCAGATATCGGATCAACAGTCGGCGGAATTATTCTTGGCGGAGGAGGTCCACCTCCACCTCCACCACCACGTCCGCCACGTCCACCTCGTCCGCCTCGACCACCACGGGGACCTTGAGTCGCAACTGGTGTTGGCGTTCCAGTAGCGGACTCACCCGTCACTGTCTGCTGCGGTGGGTACCACATCTTATCTTCTTCATTGAAGAACCAATTGCTATCCTTCAATCCGAAGTAAGCTCCGACACCAGCGTACTGTCCGCCTCCGTGTCTCTTCGTAGCTTGCTTCATCGTCATGGGCTGGTCGCCCGCCCACCCCATCTTGCCGCCTTTGTGAAAGTGCAGGCCGGGAGCTTCCAGTCTCTGGATGATGTCGGTCATGGGTGCGAGTCCGCCTTCGTACATGCCACGATCAGCGTCCACAAACTCACGTGCAACTGAACGACTCGGACCTTCGATCCTGTCGGGCTTCCAGCCATGTGCAACAGCACGCATTAGTCTTGCCTGCGCAGGTGATTTACTTGGCATCGTCTACTTCTCCGGTGCGCCCGTCGATGATTGCGTTGTCGGGCTTCGGTTGAATCAGTGACAGGATGGACGCCATGACTTCGAGTTTCGTCTCGTCACGCAGACCAATCGGTGCACCTTCCTTGCCACTGATTTCAGTTTCCCGACGATCAGACCAGTTCTGTCGCTGACGATTGGTCAGCCACAATTTGATCGCTTGCACGTCAGGTTTGTAATGCTTGACGGTGTCAGCACGGATGACTTCGCCGTCCCACATCATTACTTTCTCTTCATCGTGCGTGTAGCCGGTCGCTGTCTGGAACAGCGCGTTCAGGACCGCAGCATCTGCATCCGTGTAGCCACCTTCGAGGGCTTTCTTGAACAAGGGATACTGTGCCTTCCAGATGCCCAGCTGCTTACGACTGATGTCGAACAGTTCAGACAGGTCATCCTCGTCGAAGCCACGCATGCAGATGGCACGGATCTGATCCGGGTAGTCAGGCAGGAATACACGGGAGCCAGCCATCATTATCTGACCATGGTTATTCCTCGCCTTGCGATTGATGCGCTTCGCTGGCATTAATCGTCACCCTTTAATAGTTTCAATAGTTTATCGGGAATCTGTCCGATGTCACCTATGGCATCTTCTGCTGCACCCGACAAATCTTCAATGATATCTTCGCCACCTTTCTTGAGCGATTCCTGCGTGATGTTTACGTTGGGGAAGTAGTAACGATCCTCTTTCCACTGCTCCATTGCAGATATCATGTAAGGCCTCAGCTCTCTCATGATGGCAGCAGTCATTGCTTCATCGCCACTGACATGCGCCAGTTTCAGGAAGGTATCCCGCAACGTACTTTGATAGAGACGTCCTGCAACGCTCATTCCTGCCGCCGCACCCATCAGAGCATTGAAGACTCCAGCTATTACCGCTCCGCCTCCGGAGACAGCAGCAACCATGCCTGCACCCTTGCCTGCTTCTTGAGCTTGAGCTGTCAGACGCAGGTACTCACGTACACCGTTGAGAACTTCCTGATCTTCGGGCTCGAACCATTGTTTAATGATCTTGCGACTGTTCGGTCGGTCAAGCCAAGCCATGAACTTCTTCGGGTCTGCGATGCCGGGTGACCCCGGTGTCCAAGTTGATTCTTCCAGACCTCGGAGGATGAAACGTTGTCGTGCCGCTTCCCTACCCTGTGGCATGAGCTTGTTAAACAGCTCCGTCAGCATCTTAGGTCTGCCACTATTCATCACTTGATCGACGATGACATCATCGATGCGGTCTTCCTGAATTGCAGTTCGCAGAACACCATGAGAGATCTCATCCATTTCTTTCTCGAATGCAGTGTTGATCATCTCTCGTGCACGGGTGTTGTTGGCACGTGCCATCCGTTCGTTCGCACCCCAGAAGCGTCGCAGCATCATGCGCTCGACGAAGTTCTCCATTACACGGGTGCCATAGTCCGTTTCAATATCGATGCCATATTTTGCAGCGATCTCTGTCAATGCATCGATGCGCTCGCGACCCATCTGTTTACGCCACCGACCAGTACCCGTGATAGGAATACGTTCGACAACTTTGGTGAAGATCTGCAGAGCTGGTGTCATACGTTCAGCCACCACATCCTGCGTCATGATCCTGCGACCAGTCTCTTTCGCATACCGGATGGCTTGCTGAATGTTCTCAGGAACAACGTCAACTGCTTTTGTTTTGAGGTAGCTCGGTAGCTTGGTCGCTACTCTTGCCAGAGGATCAAAGACGTAGTCAGGCACTGCACCGAATGCAGTTGCCATTGCGACGTCACCTTTGTTGAACTCAGCACCGACTGCTGCGTGCCCAGCTTGGATAGCTGTTTCAGTTACAGCTGATCCAGCCATCAGAGATCCTGCGCCATACTTTCTAGCTTGTCTGATTGCCAGCCGTCTTGCTGTTTCGCTGGCTGCTTTGACAGCCATTGAACGTGCAGGTGCCGCTACCGCTGCAGTGACACGACCCGCAGGCGTGTACATCACACCGAGGGTTCCCATCTGCATGAAGTCGAAACTGCTGAGGCCGGGACGGTTAATGATTGCCCGTGCACCTGTGTTGGTGTTGTTAAGTACAAGCGTGCCGTCCGGAGCAGTTTGAAGACCGAGGTGGGGGAACATCTTTTTCGATGCCATCTCACCCGTCTCAGGATCCTCGTATTCGATCTCCTGCATGAAGAACTCCGCGATCTCACTCGGGTCAGTCATGGTCAGTATCGCTCCGGTCAGTCCCAGCTGCGCCCACGTCGGCAACGCTTCTTCACCTTCGATGCCAGACTCAAAGAAAGCTGACGTGCCAATTTGCGAAGCCAGCTCAGGCAACTGCAACGATGCACGTGACGTGCCACGTTCCATGGGGAAGTCCGTCGGGAAATCGATCTGCTTCGGCTCAGGTCCTTGTGGCGCAAACGGATTCTTTCGTTGTGGTCCTTCACCTGCAACCGGAGCGAAAGGATTCGGACGTCGTTCGGGTGTTTTAATTTGCGGGGAGCCTGTCTCTTCGAGGTAAGCCTCCACGTCTGCCCGTTGCTGCGGCCCCTCTATGGCTGCAATTTCTGCCCGCAACCCAAGCGCTTCCTCTTCACCCATACCGGGAGTGAAACCTTCAGGAACACCGGGAGGGGCACCTGCCAAACCGAACTCAATGGGCGTCGCTCCGGGATCTTCATTCTGCATCTCGCCCAGCATCTCAAGCAGCCTGTCTTCTGGTACTGACATTAGATTGCCGCTCCTGCTTCACGAAGTGCCAACGCTACTTCGTCAGGGATGTCGTACCACTCCCTGAACTCGTCGATTATGAGACCCTGCTCTTCGGGGTTACCCTCATTCTGCTGAATCAGTTCAATCAACATCTCTACCTTTGAATCAGGTGCGAGGCGAGTCTCTTTATCGTACTTAATGGCTGCTTCAGCTTGTGCCTTACGGTGGCGCAAGTACTGCTCCAGCATAAAGCCTTTCTCTTCGGTACCGGGACCTTCTCCCATCCGCTGCGCAGCGAATTCACCCTTGTCCACCATCTCATTCAACATGATCATATGCTCATCGATGATGCCGAGGTTCTCCTCTACGCTTGCACCGAGACGAGCGTTCATGCTTTCAACTTTCGTGTACTCGAAGTCAGTCTTACTACCTGTCAGCAGACGCAGATCTTGTAGTATTTGCTTACCAAACATTGAGTGCAGTGTTGCTAAGCTAACGTTGTCATCGATGATCTCACTGATGCCTGCCCACTGTGCAACCGTACGCATCTTTTCGTTCAGCCCACTCGTGTCTTCCTTCAGGGTTTGCAAGAGTCCGTAGGCTCGCTGCAGCCGTGTAACCATAGGAATAGCATTCATACCCAGCTTCGCGACTGAGAACTGAACCTTTGCAGCCTCGGTTGCAATTTGCTCGGCTGTTTTCTGTGCAGCTGCCTGTGCCGGTACCTTCCTTGGATCAACAATGGTGTAAGGTACGCCCCCCTCGTTATAAGGTACGTCGTCTACAGTTTCGATTTCACTGTGCGTATCACCATTGGGCATCATGACTGTACTGAGGGATACTCTCTTCGCCTCCGACGCTCTCATATCACCCGCTTCAACCTTAATCTGATCTTTCGGATCCATTACTGTTATCGAACTAACAACGCGCGCACGACTGGTGCTCTTGAAGCCCTCGATGTTGGAGAGCGCATCGAAGTAGTCGCCAGCAATATCAAACTCCCTGTCCAAGAGACGCTGTTCTGTTTCGGACATTGCCTGCTCTTCCTCGAACCGTTCTGAGGACTCTTCACGCAACGCACCTGCTGCCATACCGAGGCTCTCGCCGAAGGCACCTGTCTTTGTCGGTGACAACATTGCCTGCGCAAGAGCAAGCCACTTGTCCTGTTGCTGCTGCTTACGCTGTGAAGTCCGACGGGTTTTGAATTCTTCCTGCGTGGTACGCAAAATGCTGATCGCTTCGTCGCGATTCATCTTCGCCATGCTGCGAAGCTCGGCCAAAGGATCCGGCGCAGGATCTGGAATCAATTCTTCGGTGCCCGTCACTGCTGATGGGTCGAAGATCTCCTCCTCTTCCTCAGGTACCACTGCTGCCAGTCCGCCTGTTTGGTAACCTCTCGGTTCCACGATGTTTCTGAAATCAGTCGATCTCATAACTCAGTCCTGCTTATGGTCGAGCTTCAAAAATTTTCCGCCCGGTGGATCTGAAAACTTCTGTTCCACGCCAACACCCTGTCCGATCTTCGGCATGAGTGCTTTCGCCCATTTGCTGAAAGTCGGCGTGTACTTCTCAAAGAACGAGCCCGCCGCACGCGCAAGCCCACCCATTTGGTAGCCGTCAATCTCTTCGAAGTCACCTTCGATGTAGCCGCCTTCAGCGTGTTCTTTTGGGTACACATACCCACCCTCCGCTTCGTTGAGTCCACGGTACACACCGTAGGCACCGACCATCTGCGACAGCGGTGACGGCTGATAAATACTTGCCGGTCCTACGTCCGTGCGACTGATCGTTCTTCCCGGTGACGGCAAGCCGCGAATGACATCTGACATGAAGCCGACACGTTCGAACGGCAGGTTACGTTGCTCAAGGAAGTCTTGGTAAGCCAGATCAAGACTCGCCTGATCCATTCCCTGTCGCTGCTGACCAATCGTTTCCATCGCTGCTGCATCTCTGAGGCCCATGCCTTGAGCAGCTTCGCCCATGCGTCCGAGTCCCTCGGCTCCCATGAACATGCTCTGCGCGCCTGCTTCTTCGAGGGCACCAGTAATGCGAGCCAGCTCGGCCTGTCGTCCCTGATCTGCGCCAAAGATGTCTGCGCCCATGCCGTACGCTCCGGACAGTGCTTCGAGTCGCTGCGCTTCGAGACCTTCCTGAATGTCGCGCACGCCTCGGATACCAACGCTTTCCATAGAGCCAGCACCACCACGAGATCCGTACTGACCTGCGCCACCGAACATGCCCGACAGTCGGGGCATGAACTCTTCTTCCAGCGTGCGAGTGGCAAGATCTTCCTGCCGGTCGAGCACGCCACTGATGTACGGATTCATGTACTCCTCAGCGACGCCTTCGTCAGTCCACTGTCGTGATCCTGCTTGGATGAACGGTGCAGCCGCTCGTCCGATGTTAGCTGCACGACTCAGGCCTCCGCCATAACCTGCAGCTCCCGCTTCGAGGTACGGCTGATAGGCACCGATGTTTGCTTCCGTCATGCCCCACGCGGCCTGTTGCTCCTCCGTGAAGCCTGCGATCCTCGGACCACCGTACGGAATGTACGGCTCAGCTGCCGCTGCATTCGCTCGTGCGATCAGTCCCTGCGTGTAATCTGACATCCACTTGGGGACGTTTTCCACGGTCTGCCCGTAGGTTGTGACCGATTGTGGAGGCTTTCCCTCAAACAGAAAGTCGATAACGTTTTCAGGCATTACGCTCTCCCAGCTGCGACTCTAAGTCGCGGCATGTAACTATCTGGTGACTTCGCCTTGTGACTGAAGCCACCCTTGCTCAAGTTCTTCGCTTTGTGCTGCCGAAGGTTCTTGCGCATCTCATCCAACCGCTTCGCTCCCGCGTCACCGGATCCGTCACCCAAGAGTGCGACCGTTTCAGCGTCCATGACGTACTCACCGTCGCTCAGTCGCGCCGGAATGTCGTCGGACCTACCAGTGCCCGGTCCTTTAACATAACGCCCTGCGGCGCTCACAGCCGGTGCAGCGCGCGGTACGTCAGCGTTCTGAGCCCAGTAATCGAACTCGCCTCCGCGTTGGTAGCCACCCATGGCATTCCCCGGCATGCCCAGACCTAACTGTTGCGGAGCCGGAGGCATCCACGTCTGCGTGTTGGGATCCAGCATGTAGCCAGCCTGTGTCAATTGCCCTTGAGCACCTTGCGCTGTCTGCGCTGGGACTGGCTGACCGGAAGCTATCATACCTGCTACGCCTCCACTCCCGCCCAACCCACCAGCTGGACCCGGTACCGCAGCGGTGCCCGTCTCTCCGGCGAAGGGATCTGGCGTGATGAAGAGCTGCTCGCCTGTCTGCGGTGCACCTTGCTGACCGTACTGGTAATACGCAGCCGGATCTGATGGGCCGATGAACTCGCGCGAACTTTTGTACTGTGGCAACGACTCCTTCATCCAATCTGGCAGCTCGGGAGCTTGACCTTCTTCATACCCACCACCACCGAGTGCCCCAGCACCCATCAACAGTGGCAGGTACTTCATCATGTCTCCACCCATACCAGTACCAGTCGCCGGAGCTGCTGCCGGAGCTGCACCTCCAGCTGCAGGAGGTGTCACCGCTCCAGCAAAGGGATCCTCTGCTGCAGCGACCGGGCTCATCTCACCAGTCATCTCTGGACTACCGAGACTGATCAGATCTTGTGCGCCCGGATCAATGACGGGCGACATCGCACCCGGTTCAGTTGGCCGCACTGCCAAGATGCCACCAGCACCCGGATCTTCGAGGTTGAACACGTCCTGACCTTTGGCAACGAGGCCTTCCATCGTTGGCTGCATCATTTGAGCCATTGCGCCCTGCATAGCACCCGTTGCAAAGTCACCACCGGTCAGCTCGGCACCTGCACCACTGGCGAGACTTGAACCGATGAGGGCTGCAGTCGAGTCTCCCAAGTTGGGAGCAATATTTTTCACCCAGCCGCCTGCAACGTCACCGAGGCCTCCGCTGATGGCACCAGAGATGGCACCGGTTGCGAAGTCGCCACCACCTGCTGCGGACAAGCCACCTCGAACTACTGCATTACCGATGATACTTGCGGCAGCACCTGACCCACCTCCTGTTAGCAAGCCACCCACCCATGTACCCAGTCCGGGAGCGAAGATGCTCAGTGCGATTGGAGCAACGATCTGAAAGAGCTTGGAACTGAAGACTTTTTTCACTGCCTTCTTCACCTTCTTCCAGATCTTGGAGAAGAATCCGTACTCAGGCATGCCGGTTTTTGGGTTGATGTCAGCCTTACCCCACATGCCTTCGAGGATGCCTAACTCTTCAGGCGTCATGTGCACCATCATCGAGTCACCGTTGCGTCCGCCTCGGCGTGTCGTCTCAGCTGCTTTCGCCAGACCACCTTCCGCTTTATCGACGTAGCCACCGATCTCGTAAAGCTTCACCTTCTTGGTGTCGCTCGTTGACATCCCCGCTTTCTTCATCATCTCTGATAAAGCAAACGAGTACAGCAGCTCGGGACCTCCCGGAACGCCCTCGATCAGCTCAGCAGCTTCGACGATCTCTTTGTCGCCGCCCTTCTCTGCCAGCATGGGAGCAAGACCGGGTTGTACATCCATCAGCTCAGCTGAAGTCGGCATCGGTTGGCCTTTACGTGCTCCCGGCGTGTAGCGACCTCCCGGAGGAGCACTAGTTGTGATCCGTCTTGGTGTTCCGCCTCTTTTGGGTACTGGTAAATCTGCCATCGCTCTATCCCATAAAGTTTGTGGTTGAGAACATTCTCATCGCCCACTCTTTCCAGTTGTCATAGTCCATTGGGTCAGGTACATCTTGCCCTAACGCATCGACGCCTCCAAACACACCGGTCGCCCACTGCTGCCATTCGGCAGGGTCATCCAAGCGCTGGTAGTTGGGGTCCGATCCATTCACATCAGCGGCGAAGAACTCCAGCAAACCTGTCATGAAGTCAGCCCACTGGACCACCTCATTGTCAGCGAAGCCTCGGGGATCGATGATCATGACTCGACCCGTCCGTCGGCTGGTTCGATGTGGGCGTACGTCTTGCCCAGCTCGTAGTTGCCGCCTGCAGTGTTCGATTCAAACTTGAAGCTCATCAATCGTCTCACATCTTTGAACTTCACGGTCTCCTCATCGGGAGAGGAAGGTGTCTCGAAAATTGTTTCCACTGGCCCATCCACAACAGGAGCTTTCGCGTTGGGACGTCCGCGTACCTGAATGGTCATGTCACCAGACTGCACGAGATCAGGTTCGATGCGAGCAACGCGCAGGGATTTGTCTGACACGTTCTTGTCGAGCAGAGACATCTCGTGTGTCTCGAAAGACGACCGGATTGCACTGATGCTGCTTAGGCGAATCTTGTCGAACGCTGTCTCGTGTTGCCACAGTGTGCGACCGTTCGAAGTGACCTCATTGTCCACCATGAAGGGACGCTGATACACGTCGGCGTAGATGCCTGCGCAGCGTCCTTGATTGAGATCGTCGTTGTCAGGTAACGGTGTGTCGAACCAGTAACCTTCCCGGATGTTGAAAATTACAGCGTGGGTGCACTCGGTCGCACTGCCTCTTGGATAGCACCACCACAGTTCACCGTAGCGGGGGAGTTTAAATCCGAAACACTTCTGCCGTGCACTGAAGTTAATGTTGTCGAAGAAAAAGTTTTGGTTCATGTTGTTGGGCATCTCTCGCACGACACCGTTGAACAGGTACCAACGATCCACACCGGGCCAGTAATAAATTCCGTCCATCTCGATGACGCCCTGTGAACTGAGGACGGTTATGCCACGGGCAATGATGTCGTACGCGAAGTCGGGTGACGCACCTCCACCACCGACAATGAAAGTGGCACGGATGAGAGAGTCGAGTGCCCAGAACAATGCGGCAGGACCTTGTCCAGCTCCACGAAGAGGCATGCCTTTGACGATCTTCTGCGTGCCGATGTTGATGGCAACGGGCTGCGTAGATAGATTATTGGGCTGCGACTGGAGGATGAGTCCGTTACTGCCGAAGATCCATGTAAACACGCCACTGACTACGACGCCTCCGCTGACAGGACCCTCGGCACCACCATTATAATCGGGATGCAGCCCCGTCGTGTTGAGGATGGCTGTCGCATTAATGGTGTCTATGAATAGATCTCCCGGCACGGAGTTGTCGATGTTCGCACCGTTGGGTGCAGCGTGCGCCATCAGCAAGTGATTACCCGTGCCTCCCGTGTCAGCAAAGATGCCGAACTGCCACAGGTTGTTGATGTCAGCCGAGAAGCCAGCAGGCGTGCGATCACTGAACAGATTGAGCGAGCCGTTCGAAACTTGGTACTGGCCGATGGTATTCGGGTGACCAAGGTGCAAGAACTGGATGTCATCCTGCGAGAATGAATGCATGCCACGAGTGATCTCGGGCACCGTGTCGGTAACCTGCTGATAGCCGCCAATCTTCTTTGGCATGCCACGCTGAAAACGACACCACTCACCATCGAGGTAGTGCTCGTTGTCGAAACGAGTACCGTCCCGTTTAATTCCGGGAGCAGAGGCTAAGCGGGCAGGTTGTTCAGCCACGATACTCTTCCGGTCGCAGGGCACGCAGTTCATTCGAATCTTTGATCAGCAGCTTGCACGTATCGCAAGTAAACAACTGCAACGGATCTGGATTCGTGTTGTCCAACAGCTTCGCGTGGTAAGCAACCAACACTTCACCGTCCTCAGGCCAATGGTCATAGAACAACGCAATCAATTCGCACCCTTGAGGTCCGACGTGTTGCATCGGAACCATTTCTTTGACGTGCTTCGTAGTAAATTCATTCGTGAACCACGGTTCGATGGTGATCCCTTTCTTCAACTTGATCGCAGCCGTGTCGAGAGCGAGTTCCATAGTCTCCCGTACCTCTATCGAGATACCTTTGGGCAGCGACTGTACGATCTCAAACATTATGTATCCGTCCGGGTGAATCGAAGCCAGCTGTTTTCACCAAACGTTGTCGTACCTGTTGCAACGACCTGTGCCCACTGAGTGGTCAAAGTAAGCGTACTCGTGATGATCTCGGTGTTCCCGTTGAGGAAACCAACTCCCTCTCCAGTCTGCAGAGTAGTGATCAATGCTCCTATTACGCCGCTCAGGGTTGTGAAGTACGTGTCAGCATTGGATGGACTCGCTCCGGTGTCTGCTCGGTAAGTAAACATGTACGGAGAACCCGAGAAGGCACCCCCCGTTCTTGTAAATCGAAATTTGAAACCGGCTGACGCGGTAGAGACTGCGTACTCGAAGAATCCAGAAATACCCCAACGACCGACTACCAAGTCCATGTTGATCAAGTGATTGTCATTCTGGTAAGTGGTTGAAGCAACGACAGCTTCATTGGCTGTCTTCACCTCTTGTACGACGTTAGGCGTATCACTCTCGGTCAGTACACGCTCGAAGCCTGCGCCGGTCTGCAGGTTGTTAACTTCGAAGCCACCGTCTCCATCATCCAACGTGCGTGCAACTTCGATGGCACCCCCACCGGGGTTGTGATAGAACTTGACGTCCGCATTCGGATTCATCTCGCACATCAATCTCTCGGAACTACCACTGTCGGTAGCAAAGAAATGAATCTCACCGCTGATGATGCCGTTGTCGATGTCAAAGTTATTGCTGCCGCGATAACCCACGGTGGCACGGATTGTTGGGGATGCACCTGATTGACCGAAGCGGAGCTGCGCAGTGTTATCTGCTGGACCCTTCACAACAGGACCGCTCGCGAGGATGTGGAATGCTTGCACACTGTTCGGTCGGAAGTCGAAGATTGCATTTGCATTTGCCGTCGTGAAGATCATGTCCGCGTCGGCATTGTTGATGTTGTTGGAGATGAACATCTCTTCCGAGAAGGACGTCTGACCAATGAACAATGCAATCGTGCCATCTTGATGCGTGAAATTAAGACGACGAATCAGTGCGTCTCCGTTCGCATCACTGCGCAACTGCAACACACCGCTGGTAGCAGCGAATGCTCGGACGTTGCTTCCGCTATCAATGAGACTATCTGGAGATGGCACCACATCATCAATGAGGAACTTACGCATTGCGCCAGCATCAGCATCAAAGACAGCAAGGAAATCTGCTGCGGTATCGATGCTTGATTCTGCAACTAAGTTATCAACGTCGAGCAGGAGTACCACGTTAGCTGTGAGGTCACTTCCACCAGCCAGACCAGAATCTGCTTGTGTCTCGATCAGGATGCCGTCGAAAGCAGCGTTCAAGTTGATGCGTGCACCGGCTGCTGTCGTCGCACCGGTACCACCCTGACCAATGGTGATTGGGAACGCCACACTGGTGGATGACGTCGCATTGACCACGTCGGTAGCGTCGCAATAAAGAATTACACTCTGCCCTTGCGGGACGAATATTCCTGCACCCGCAGCTGTGCTGACTTCCAGCGTGAACGCATTTGTCGTCTGGTTGTCCGCCCAGTACTGCTGCGTCGTGGTCGGCACGACGATGCGTCGGTTACCCGTCAGTGCGCCCGTGAAGCGATACGCAATCCTGTTGAGGTTCGCACCAGAGAGCACGAAGTCACCAGAGCCCGGTACCGCAAGCGACACGAAGTCGAATGCAATAGTCGAAGCGAGGGTGAGTCCAATGGTGAAGAAGTCAACGCCATCGGTGAAGATGAAACACGAATCATTCGGATCGAGATTAATGCTCGAACCACCATCGATGTCACCAGACGGAGGTACGATGTTGAGCGTACCGCTGCCTGAGTTACGCAGCATGAAGAAGAAGCTGTTGCCGACCGCTCCCGGCGACGGCAAGTTACATGTGCCTGCACCTGCGGTGTAGATCAGACACTTCGCCCTGTCACCCTCAACCACGGTGAAAGGTGTCGAAGATTCAACGTCCGAATCAATGATCTGATCGAGCATCGCACCGTTAGCTCTGAGTCCGTCACCTGCCAGTACAGAAGCAGACGCCGGAGTAGCTGCATTGCCGCCCAAGAGGAACGTGGTCCACAAGCCTGCCTGCGTTGAGTTATCCGTCAGAACAATGATCCACTGCTCACCCGGCTGCACCGATTGAATCGTGCCGCCTGTGTTATCACGCACAGTGAATGTGTTCCCACCAACGTTGTTGAACGTCGCTTTGTTACCTAGCCCTGTGTTCCTCGAATCAGGCATGTCGATGTTGAGTGCGGGAGCCGTGGTATTGGTGTCGATGATGTCTGCAACAACATTGTCGCCTGTGATCTGCTGCTCAGTCGGCCACTGTAAGGTGAGATCAATAGCTGTTTCGAGTGCTAGATAACTGACCCTCGATGGGAAGATCAAGTTGCCGCCAAATACGTCGGTGTATGTCATCAGACTGTATCCCTAGTAACATTTCTATCAACGATGCGTTTGATGTCTTGCCCTTCAAGAATCGCAACGTCCTTTTCGTAAATCGCTTCCCAAATGGGAATGCGTTCGTCGTTCTTTAAAAATGGAGTTGCCTGCAGGAGCGCGCCATGAAGCAAGGAGTTCGGGGCAAAGTCCGTCGTCCAGTTCGTTTGGTTGGTGGCATCCAGAAGTGCAGGCAACTCCCAATAGTTGACCTCGAATGGATATGCGAAGTCGGCTGAGGGCACGAACAGCCAGTTGAAGTAATCGTAATCAGCGTAAAATTTCGGCTGAGCAGTCAAGTCTTCATCCGGCCAATAACGTCGTGCGTACTCGTAGCTTCGGGCGAACAGTGGGGTGCGTACCTGTGTCGCTCCGACTCCGAAGTTGATGCTGATAGTGTCGCGCCAGCGATCAGGCTTCGGCACCACGGACTGTCCAATGCCAAGCGTATCCGTGACTACAGCCACGAATCCAAGGATCTTCAGTCGGTTCGCCAGCTCCCGTTCTGCAAGGTTAATTAAGCTCGGGAGCTGGTCGAACACAGTCTGATCCACGCTCGTGCCTCGCTCCAGATATGCACGGAGATCTTTCAAGAGCGAGTCGAATGTCATCGAGACAGCCATGGGCTACTCCTATGTCACCCTGTTACGGGTGGATCTTCTTCTTCAGGCGGATCGACCGGCTCTTCAGTCGGCGTTTCCTCTGCGGGTGGCTCGGGCTCGGGTTCCGGTACAGGTTCCGGTTCCGGCTCGGGCTCAGGTTCGGGCTCTGGCTCAGGTTCTTCTTCACCGAGAAGTGCAGCCTTCGCAGCTTGCAAACGCGCATGCGCATCGGCAGATCGGGTACGCAACACGTCCCACTCTGTCGTGTTAGGTGCTCTCCCCTGAGCAGCCATCGATTCGATGGTCTCAGTGAAAACCTTGAGGTCCTCGATTGCTTCATCACCTTCCTTCAGCAACGTGCCGAGGATGCCGAGAAGCTCAGAGGCTTGTCCCATTGTCGCGCTGCTTCCACCCCCTAACGCAGGGTTGACCAGCACGGTACGAAGACCGTTGATTGCCATAATGGCGAGTGTAAGTGGATCCATTATTCTCGTGCTCCTCTAAGGTTACGAAGTAGTTCGTTGATCAAAGGGGCGAGCTGCGTGACCCAATCATCGAGACTCTCTGCCGCGATAGCCAAGCGCTGTTCGCTCGTCGTACCGGCATTGAATTCCGCTTTTACAATTAGGAAATCTATATAAGCATCCAGCAAACTTTCAGCTACTGGTTTCGCTCGCTCCTCTGCCTGAATGATGCGCAATCGCACACCGCGCGGGATCGTGTCCTGCTCGACAAGATCGGCAGCTGTTTCCTGTGCAATGACGAATGTGCCGTAGGCAGCATAAGCTCGCTGCTCTGGTGTTTCCGCTGCCGCAATGGGATTAGCAGACTGACACCCTGCAAGAGCAAAGAGCCAGAGCATCAACCATGCGTAGCGGTAGTCGAGTTTCCTCATACTAGATACCTCCATCTCCGGTGCCTGAGAATTTGTTCACCGTGCGCCGCACCGTGAGCGCTTGGTAGTCTTTGAAGAATGCAATTGCTGCACCACCCACGATAGAGACCCACGTTGCCGTTGTTAGATCGGCAAACGTCAGATCTGGATTGCTAGTGAACAGCGTTACGACGCTTGATCCAAAAAGAATCAGCGCTGCAATGAGTGCCCCTGTGAGAGTGTTAACGTTCATGACCTTTTCTCCAGCTGTTGATGTACTCGTCCGTCGTGCCACGTCCGAGATCTGTGTTGTAATGTTCCTTCCAGTAAGCGGCCTGTTTTTTCAGGTCACCTGCTTGTGGAAGTGGAGCGCGCACACGCCTGTAATGCACACGACACATCGCAACTGCGTACTTCAAATTCCAGATCAGCTCTCGCGAATCCGGACCTCCGATCTCAGACACAGCTGCCGCTAGCCTGTCACGGTACTGCAGGTAGTTATTCCAGATGTCATCATGCGTTGCGGGTTCCATCTGGCACACGCCCAACGCTGGACCGCTGCCCAGTTGCTTGATGTAAACAAGTCTCGACTCTTGAAGACATGTGCCCAGCACCAGCTCGGAAGCTGCTGTCGAGTACAGGCCCAGATCTTCGAGAGTCGGCTCGATAATTAGGTCAATAAATTGTTCGCGGTCAATCATGTTGTGTTGTTCGCCTGCAGCGCATCCTTCGCTTCTTCCAGTGCGTCCAGTTGTATTTCTAAATCAGCTAAGTATTCCGCGTCATCTACAGTCCAATCCGTAACCTGACGTTGACGGAACTTCAACGCCGCGATGTCTTTCCTCGTGGCGTTGATGTCCCGCTGCAAGAGAGCAACGAACGCAAGGCTGATAGGAGCGACCTCAGCTGCGACGGTCTGCTTAATCGATTCCTGCATCTCTTCCGCCAACGCACTCACCAAAATAGGCTGTACGATGAACCAGAAGATCGGCACGAGCGTCGCATACGTCACGAGCTGATTCACACCAATGCGAATCCCGCGCTCCTTGATCTCTTGCTTGCTTGCCATTTCCTTACCTCTTAACCTTCAGCTACTTTTTCGCTTCCGGTTTCGTTTGCGGCCTTTCCCTCTTCCCCGTTTTGGCCTTGGTCCCCTTGGGGTTGGGTTTCCACGGGAGCCATGGGGGGTTTTGGGTCACCTCCTCCAATATTTTGCGGAGCTGGTGGTGACAGTATTACTTCACCGTTTGCCAGTGCCTGCAGCATCCCTTCGAGGATACTCAAGGCACCGGACTTTGCGATGCTCATGGGCACGGGAAGATCATCGACCTGCAGGAGTTTCACACCCGCAGCCGCTGCCATCTGAACCTGTACTGCTGTTACTTCTTGCTTTGCCATTTTTCTTTCCTCTTCAATTGTGGCTTTCGCCGTTATGATTCAACTATCTCTTGGACTGACATACCCACTCCATGGATCCCTCCATCCCCTCCACCGTTAGCGTTCTTCGCTGCGCGTAGAGAGAATGTTTGCGCGCTACCACCTGTGTCTAACATCCCTATGATTTGAAAATAAACACCATTTGGAGAAGAACTGCCATCCGTATCCGCTACGATGGTGTTCGTGATTACTTCACCCGTGACGCTCTCAATCGCAGCGGTCTGACCATTGGAGTCTGTGTAGAGTCCTTTGAAAACTGAGAGGGTGTCAACCGTCAGCTCCAGTTTGACGTCATCCGCAGCATCGGGGGTTGTAACTTCTCCTGTGATTACAATTCGATAGAGGTGGTTGATGTTCGGCCCGATGTTCACGACACCTGCGAAGACTGTCGAAGCGAGAACTTGTGTCCCCGGTACTGCGTCTCCACATAACGGGAGACCAGCCACCTCTATGTCGTTACCGTTATCATTCGTGAACATCAACGTGTTCGAGAACGCATCCGTCCTGACCCAGAGCTGACCCTGCGTACCGACGTCACCATCAGCTGTCGCTTGTTCACGCATGAACATCACGCCCATGTCGTCGAAGTTGAAGCCGTCGCCATCGAGGTCGGATGTCATCGGGTTCGTTACGCCACCACCAAGATCAGCAGTGGTCAGTACCCGTTCGAGGCCTGCGCCAGTCGCTTGGTTGTTAGCGAGGAAGCCACCCGATGCTGCTGAAGTAGTTTCGGCTACGACCGTACCCGACTGAGCGTGTTGGAATCTGACCGCGACACCGAAGTCTACTTCGACTTGTGCACCGTTCAGACCACCGATGATGACGTTACCACCAGCAGTACCGGCACCGTTGATGTTGATAAATAATGTAGCGTTGAAGCCGAACGCAGATGGACGCGTCTGAATGTTCTGCCTATTGATCTGCAGCATCCCTTGAGTACCGGTCAAGTTCGGACCAATATTCAAACCGACGTTCGTGTACGGAGTACCAGTGTCGCTAACTGATCCTGCACTCGTGGCGTTGATCGAAGAAATGATCAGTGGGTCAGGGATGGCTCCTGCTGCATTCAGTACGCTATCGACGCCTTGGTCATCGGTGAACATCGGTTCACCGTCCAGAGTGTCGCGCACCCAGAACTGACCGAAGCCTGCGAAGTCCGTATTAGCAGCGGCCCGCTCAAACATATAAAACGGCTGATCTATCTCAACCCTAAAAGAACTTTGCAATCGCAGGTTTTGATTGGTGCCAAGTTGCGAGGTACCCCCACTTGTCGTCAGTCTCCAGTTGTTGTCAATTGCCTCGTAGCGACCGTCCGTTTGATTCCATACCAAGATGGTGCCAGTTAAAACATTGCCACCATCCAACTGAGGTACAGCCCGAAGCTGCGTCGTGATATCAGCATTATCGGTGGGGTAAGTGTCGCCCGTAATGTGTAGAACCGGGAAACGGAACCAAGTTCCGCCATCAATAATGGCACCGGCATTTCGCACGTACCTCACAAACCGCGTTGAGTCTGCCGGATCGCGGATCGTGATGATCTCAGAGATTCCCCACCGCGTCACATCTGGATCGAGATCGTTACCATCAGCATCCGTTGTGCTGATAGCCATGATGGTCGATACCGAGGGCGTCGCGTTATTAAATCTAATGAAGCCTGCGCCCGGATCGTTAAACGCATCGAGGTCTGTATCGAACTGGTAGTTGAACGTGTCGATGTTAGGGCTTCCTCCACCGAGATCACCTACAGTCAGAACACGCTCCAGTCCAGCGCCGGTCAGTGTGTTATTAACCGACAGCCCACCTGCTGCAGGAGCAAGTGTAAGCACGACCTGATCAACTCCGTTGCGGATGATGTCCACTTCCTCACCGGACTGCAGCGTCGTGCGCTGAGTGCCACCGGACATGCCGAACAAAGCCAAACCATTGTCACGAATTCGGATGCCATCGTTGCCTCCAACTGCGACGGTGTACTGGAACAGACCTCCACCAAGAAGAACGTTGTCAAGGAAGACGTCACCGTTAGCATTTCGGAAGAACATGCCAGCATTAGCAACGTAGGAGTAATTACTCTGGAGTTCGAACTGCCCAATATCGATCCGAAGATCACCTGCCGTATCTTCCCAATTGACACCATCGACATTGAACAGAAGGTCGCCCGTTGCCTGTCCCGTTAGATCGACATCACTGAGACTGGCTAATGCAAGACCAGTGACGCTGATCGTAATTGGCAGACCTGCTCCACCATCAATGATGCTGATGTTACTTCCCGCAGTGAGGATCCGTTCGTTCGGTAGGATTGCATTCGCCGTCACTGTGACGAAGGTTGCGTCTAATCCAAATGCACTT